CCAAAGGTAGGAGATAAAGTTGAAATTATATTAAAACCCTACAATAAAAAAAGAACAGTTATTGGAATAGTTAAAGATGTTTTAACTAAAAAGAAGTATCATTCTAGAGGGCATAAGGTAAGATTGGAATGCGGAACAATTGGAAGAATTGTTCGGATATTTTAATCTTGGACAAGTTAGAATGCGGAACAATTGGAAGAATTGTTCGGATATTTTAGTTATTGAATACTATATAGTAATTGAGATATGCCGCAAAAAGAATCCATAGAAAATATGGCAGTAAGGTAATAAATGCTTGCTTGCTAGTTTGCCAACTCTTCCACAATAAGTAAGCTGTTAGTAAAATCATTCCAATTACAATACCTAGAGAAATCGCTGGTTTCTTGAAAGCAAAAAAGAAAAAGCTCCAAGAAAAGTTCAATAATAATTGTACTTCATATGCTACAAAATAATCTTTTATAAATAATTTATCAAAAAACGCAGGTCTATTTAACTTAGATATAGCGTTATACATAAAAAAAGCATTCATACCAAGTAAAATGTATAAAATTGTCCAAGCTATAGGAAATACAATTGGTGGAGGTGTGAGGGGAGATCTCTTTAAAGAATTGTACCAGTTAGATGGTCTCATTGAATTGCCGCCCAAAAAATTAAACAAAAAGGAACCAGCTAATGGTTGGATTAATAGAAATATTTTCCAAAGATTGCTCATAAAATATTCAAGAAAAAAATTGAAAAATAATTTATTATATTACAAATATAATAAATGTCATACCAAGTACGCATGAAGGCAGAACTCAAGGATATTAAAAATAATCAAATTGAGGGTATTAGGCTAAATGTTGATGAGTCTAACATTAGAAAATGGACAGGAGAAATTGAGGGTCCAGAAGGAACCCCATATCACAATTATATTTTAAGATTAAATATTGTCATACCAGAACATTACCCCTTTAAGGCTCCTACTGTACATTTTGATCATCCTGTATATCATCCCAATATTGGGTCAAATGGAGCTATATGTTTAGATATTTTAAAAGATCAATGGACACCAACTTACACATTGATGAAAGTTATGTTGAGTATTTGTAGTTTATTAAGTGATCCCAATCCATCAAGCCCTTTGAACGCAGAGGCTGCAAGATATTGGACAAGTAATAGAGAAAAATATAATGAGGAAGTTGTTAAAATATGTTCAAAAAATTGTGTAAAAAATTAATATTTATCTTGGCAAATAACACCAATTATAAAAGTATCATTCTGCTTACAATTATAAGTTTTATATAATAAAATGTCTTTTCTTCCTTCCCTTCTTATTAAATTATTTGACAATAGTTTTCCTGGATTATTTCTAAAACTATTCCAAAAATTTTTACATTTTATACAATCTTTATCTTTGCTCTTTTGGAAATTATCACATATCTTTAATTGATTATCTACGTCATAAAAAGTACAATTGTTATTGTTCATAACAAAAAACTTAGATCTTATAAATCCTGTATTGTTTAAGTATCGAAGGAATGATTCAATGTTTGGTCTTAAGTTTTGGAAATCTCTTCTTGTTATATTACATTTTTGTATAACATCAAGATCCCCTGATATTTTATCGAAAAACAAACTACATTCTAAAAATACTTTTTTATTATCGTACCTTCTAATTCTAATTAATCCAAATGAAAATATTATAATAAATATCAAAACAAAAGCAAATATATAAACTGTGTTAATGTTTATCATAATTTATATAATATATTTTATTTTGATATGGAATTGATTCTCTCTTGAGGAGTAAAATTTACTTTCTTCACTGGAGTTGATCTAGATCTCTCTATTGCTCCACTCAATGACTCAAATGCTTGATTACAAACATTTGTGGAAAATGTAAGAGAAGAATCTGCACCAATTCCAATCTTTTGAGCTTCCTTAATAGCATCTTGATTAGCTCCAAGGAAAACAAATTCCCATCCTTTTTCCTTCTTTTCAATGATCATTCGATTAATAACTACCTTTGAATATTCACTGCTACTGTTTTCTTCACCATCTGTTATGATAACAATAATAATATTATCATCATCTCCAGGTCTGATAGAGTGAATCGTTTTTCCAACTGCATCAAGTAAAGCAGTCATTCCATCTGGTACGAAAGTAGATTCAGTCAATTCTTCAACTTCTTCGATTTTTTTGTTTTCATAGGAAACAATATAATCATTAGAAAATTGATAGAGAGAAAGAAAAGCATTATCTGCCTTAAGTTCCTTTTGCTTCCTTACGAAAGAATTGAATCCTCCAATGGTATCTTTTCGACATACTTCCATGGAACCACTTTTGTCTAAAATCACATAAATTCTTGTTGTCATTTTTTATTAACCTTCTCTACATTATATTTAATCAATTTTTTCGTAAAAGTAATGATTTAAAAATATATTAATAATGATAATTATGAAAGAATATACTTTTAGATTATATGATAATTTTTTACCAAATCCAAATGTTATAAAAGAAGGAAATGTCATTGTTAATTTTAAATATTGTAATTTATCTGAGCTTTCCTGGGTTGATGAAGAATTCAACGATAACGTCTTTGAATTACCAAATTGGGTTTGTTTTTTCGATGTAAGTTACAATTCAATTTATGCTTTATATAAAGGATCAAGTCATGATTATAAATTGCCAAAAGATTTAACAGTTTTGAATTTATCATTCAATAAAATGGATTTTATCCCAGATAATGTTCCCAATGGGTTAGTGGCTTTGAATGTTTCCAATAATACAATAAAATATCTTCCAAAATTGCCTCAATCCACTAAAATTGTAAATGCAGCACATAATACTATTAAATGGTTTGATCAAGAATTGGCTCACTTAGAAAAATTAAATTTGTCATACAATCATATTAGTTATTTTAGGTTTGATAGGATGAGGGATAATATTAGAGTTTTAGATTTAACGGGAAATCAATTAAAAGATATTGGAGGAAAAGTTTTTCCACCTAATCTAGAAATATTGAAGCTACGAGATAATAAAATAAGTGAAATACCTAAATTACCTCGAAATTTAATTGAATTGGATCTCTCCATGAACAAGATCAAGAAGATTGATAATTTTCCCAGCACATTAACTATTTTAGATGTAAGTTCTAATAATTTAGAAAAATTATGCGATAGTGTTTTACATTGCAAAGATATGACCAAATTAAATTACGAGCATAATGATAGCATTGAAATCTCACTAGATGTCTTGATATGGATCGATAAGCAATTTCATATGACTCACTCAATAGAAAAGGAGATTAATATAAAGGAAATATATTCACAAAACTATGAAGAAATCCAAACAATTTATAAAGATGCTCAAAATGCACACAATCTAAAAATTAGGAATGATATATTGAAGTCGATGGAAAGAATTGTTAGTGGCGAAACACCCAAAATAGAATTCATTGAATGTTGTGAAAAATTGGGAAGTTATTTTAAATTTGAAGATACAGTTAGTATATTGAAGAATTCAGATATTGGTCAAGTTGAATTGAATGGCGAAAGTTATACATTGGCTAAATTTTTCCCATATTTATACGAAAGGATAGATGCCAATGAAAACAAGGAGAGTTTATCTTCTATATTGGAAAATGAAATTCAAAATACAAAATCAGTTTGTTTTTCTGGAAGGATAGAGGCTTATGTAGCAGCTTTAGCTGGATTTGATGAAGATGTTAAATATTCACCATCTTTAAGTGATCAGATTCTAGCTAAGATAGAATTAATTAAAAACAAATTACATAAAGATAGAATTCCCTCAGATTCTCTAAATTATCAGGTTGAATTAAAATTTTATATGGAGGAGGCATTGAAGGATATGAACTTAGATGAAGAAACCAGGAAAATATGGTTACAACCTATCGATGATAATGTTGAAGAAATTGTTCAAACTTTAGAAGAAAATTATAAGAAAGATATTAGAGAGATAGTTGATATTATAAAAATGAGAAAGGTGATTAAGCAATATTTCTTACAAAATTATAGTAAAAATTCGTAAAAAAGAAGAAGTATTTATATATTAAGAATTAATGTATAATCATAATTTGAAGAATAAAGTAGAGGAAAAGAATAGAAGTTTTATAGATGAAATATTACAGACAACTTTTGCATCCCGTGTTCAAATTGATTTGAATATTGAACGAGACATAATGGAAAAAAAGGATGAAATAGAAAAACAGTTAAATAGTGTTTTTGGGCAAGTTACATATAACTGGAAAATGAAAGTAAGAAATAATGCTTTAAGGGGAAAATATTATACAAATTTATTTTTCTTTAATAATCAACAAGAAGCCGATTTTTTTTTTATAAAAAATGAGTTGTATGAGAAGATTGGATTAGTTCCTCCATTTTTAAAGCTTGAAAATTATTTTAACAATTTTGGATTTGATTTTAAGTTGTTGAGAAAGAATGGCATCTTATTAGCTCAAGTTTCCTGGGAAAAATATTTTGAGAAGGAAGATGAGATAAAAGAGAGGATTGAGAAGACAGAGGAGGAATTGGATGATGAGGAGGTTTAAAAACTTTTTTATATTCTTGAATATAAAAAATGAGATATACAGTTGCAGAACTGTTCAATTTATGGAAAAGGAATGAAATAACAGAGCCGATAAAAGTAGGAGGGTGGATTGAATTTAAGAGAGAAAATGGAGATAACTTTTATTTTTTAGTGATAAGAGATGGAAGCTCATTTAAAACTGTTCAAGCAGTATGTAATTTACCTACTTTTAAAAGAGAAGAAGAATTTAAATCTTTGGGTCATGCTCCAAGAGGAAGCTCTGTTTTATTGAAAGGTAAATTAGTTAAATCACCATCGAAGGGACAAGATTTCGAATTAGAGGTGATTTCGTCAAAAGTGTTGGGATTAGTTGATGAATCATATCCCTTATTAAAAGCAAGACTACCTTTGGAAAATCTAAGGAATATACCCCATTTGAGAATGAGAACTAAGACTTTTCAAGCTGTTGGAATAATTAGAAACACACTTCAATTTGAAACCCATAAATTTTTTAATAAATTAGGATTTATACAAGTTGCAACTCCATTGATAACAAGTAACGATTGTGAAGGTGCTGGGGAAACATTCGATGTTGTTAAAGGAAAGAGTAATTTTTTTGGGAGTGATGCTCATTTAACCGTTAGTGGTCAATTACATGTTGAAACATTTGCACATGCTTTTGAAAAAGTTTATACATTTGGACCAACTTTTAGAGCAGAAAATAGTAACACTAGTAGACATTTGGCGGAGTTTTGGATGATAGAACCTGAGATGAGTTTTATTACATTTCACGAATTAATGAACAATATGGAAATGTATTTGAAATACGTATGTTCAAAGATATTAACAGAACATCGTGATATTTTGGAATTTTTCGAGCAATATTACGAAAAAGGTTTGATTCAAAGATTGGAAGGAGTTGCGAAGATTGGAGAAAGTTTTTTTAGAAAAAAATATGATGATTGTTTAAAGTTTTTATTGAAAGAAATTGAATGTGGTAACATTGTTATTGACAAAGAGACAAAAAGATTGGAAAATGGAACATTAGTTTTAAATAAAATACCTGTGTTTGGAGATGATTTTGGGAGTGAAATAGAAAAATATTTGGTTGAAGAATTTGGAAATAAGCCATTTTTTATAACTCATTTTCCTAAAAAATTAAAATCATTTTATATGAAAGTTGATGAGAATCCTTTATTAGTTGAAGCTTGCGATTTGTTAGTTCCAGGAGTTGGTGAATTAATGGGTGGATCAATGAGAGAAGAAAATCTAGAAAAATTAAGGGACACAATGAAAGAAAAGAATGTTGCAGAGGAAGGACTAGAATGGTACATAGACATGAGGAAACATGGAACAGTTCCACATGGAGGGTATGGAGTTGGTTTTGAAAGATTAATATGTTATGTAACTGGTATGAAAAATATAAGAGATGTTATTCCTTTTTTTAGGGCACCGGGGCAGTGCTTTGCTTAAGTATAAGCAAAGCAAAACTGCTAGGAGTTTTCCTGGGGGGAAAACTGATCAGTGCTTTGCTTAAGTATAAGCAAAGCAA